TTAAAGGCTGGGAAAGCATGCACAAAGGATATGAGACAAACATTCGTGCCCTATATGAGGCAATTGTTACTTCATATCTTGAAAAACCAGTTGCACGAATTGGGGTTGAATACTCAAGACCAGAAGACTTTGATGCATATATGAAATCAATTAGAAATATTTATTTAACCAAGGGAAAAAGATTCCCATTAACCCGCTCTGCTTACTTGATGTCAAAAAGATCGTCAATTCATTATTCGGGATTGGTAATAGAAGTTTCGCCCGTTATAGATTATTCTGATGATGTTGCTAAAGCCTATGCATTTCTTGACAGCCCAAATTATGATTTTTACATGCAGTCGCTTCGTAAATTTGGTTTTATGGCGGACAAAGACTATCCAGGTAGAATTATTGCAGATCTGGGGTCTCCAAAAATGCAAAACTATATGGAATATTACGAACTGACACTTGAAAATATTTTTGATGAATTGTATTACAAAGCAAAAGATTATGATTATGAACTTCTTAGGGTTTATTTAGTTCAGCTTTATAACAATTATTCCGGGGTGTATCCAGTTAAGTCTGAGAAACGGGCTCGCTCTGCGGCAATACCAGCGAGTAAATATTATTTGGAAATGAGTGAATTTTATCTTAGAGAGGAGCCATCGCTGGCTGCAAACAGGTTTCGGACAGGAAAATGTTTATCTACCACTGTGCTTAAAGAAAGATACCCTTTGCTTGAAAATGATTTACTTACAAAGTATAATGATGATTACTGGCTTCCAGTATATGCTGAATTCTTAAACTATGAACTTGGCAGCCCTTTGAACAAGATTGAGTTAGCTAAAACTATAAAAAATGCAAAAGATTTAAAGAAAAATGTTGACTTTGATACAGCCATTGGTTATATTGGAGATAAGTTTAATTTTTATAGACACCCCGCCAATTTAAGCTTGGTTAATTATAAAAACCCAGCCCAACAAGCTAGTAACTATGCTGCTGGCGGATCCGGTGGGGGATACTAACGGGTGACATTTGCTAATACAGACATTAGACGATAAAAAACACTGCGTAGGCATATATCACAATGGCAGGCTTATATACGACTGCAAAGAGTTTGATTTTGACTCCGTAACCGCTACTTGGAATTACAATCCTGCAATATCCCAAAAAGATACCACAATAGCCTCCCTACTGGCTCAAGGTAAAACACTAGATGAAGTATGTCCTGATTTTTTAAGTCACCGTTGGCAAGCAATTACGGCTCGTTTGAGGGCGTTTTATAAGTCATTTTCAACAGCGAAAATGAATTTGGATATACACTGCTTTTATGATCTCGTGCCCCAAAGATTTCTCCTAGAATATTGCGAAGTAAAGAATAAAATTACAGAGCATATTATTAAAAACTATCCTAAACCAGCGAATTATGATTTTATGAGAGATATGGTTGAGTTCACTTATAATATTGGACAAAGAAGGTTGAATATTGATTATTCGGAAATTGCAAGAGACAGCCACCAGCTAAAAGTACGTAATTTTCTTAAGAAATCAAGGTATATCAAACCTTATATAAAATACAATATATATGGCACAAAAACCGGCAGGATGACCACTATAAAGGGCTATTTTCCTATTTTAACTCTTGATAGTGAATACCGCTCTATCATTAAACCAACAAATGATTACTTCGTGGAACTTGATTATAACGCAGCAGAGCTTCGCGTCCTTCTTGGCTTATCGGGCAAGAAGCAGCCCAAAGAAGATTTGCATCTTTGGAATTTAAAGAATGTATTTCGGAATGTTGGCACACGGGATCAAGCAAAGAAGAGAATCTTCTCTTGGTTATATAACCCGCAGTCAAAAGATGACCTACCCGGCAGGCATTATGACCGCGATGGAATATTAAGGAAATATTGGAATGGACAGGTCGTTATCACTCCAATGAATCGCGTTATTCAAGCGGACAAACACCATGCACTAAACTATTTAATACAGAGCACGACAAGCGATATCGTGTTATCCAGAGCTTTTAAAATCGCTGATAAACTTAAGGGTAAAAACTCCTTTATTTCGTTCACGCTTCATGATAGTATAGTTATTGACTTTGATGATAGTGAGCGTGAGTTGGTGGGGGAGCTATTGGCGTTATTTTCTGATACACCATTCGGCAAGTTTCAGGTTAATTTAAGTGCTGGTAAGTCTTATGGCGATATGCGGAGGATTGAATGGACACAATAGTTGGGTTGGGTAAAGCAGGTTGTGCTATTGCAGATAAATTCTCTCAATACCCACAATATAAAATATATAAACTTGATTCCGAAGGGTTAAATAAAAAAGAAAAAAACTGTCTTGTTCTTAAAAGACAAGACCATCCAGAAAAATATGAAAAAAGCGTTCGTTCAATGAAAACGTTTTTTAAAGATGTCACTGATGATATACTTTTTGTTGTTTCTGGCTCTGGTTGTGTTTCTGGTGCTTGTTTGAGGGTGCTACAACAATTATCTGATAAAAATCTTAGCGTCCTATACATTAAGCCGGATCTTGAATTTTTGGGGTCTATTAATATATCACAAGAACGCCTTGTAAGGAGTGTTTTGCAAGAATATGCTCGCTCTGGGGTAATTCAAAGAGTATATTTAGTTGACAACAAGATGATAGAAGAAATAATAGGAGAGGTGCCAATAGTGGGGTATTATGACAAACTAAATGACCTTATAGTGTCAGTTGTACACATGGTCAATGTCTATAATCACCAAGAACCTGTACACGATACAGCCTTTAGTCCACATGAAACCACCAGAGTTAGCACTTTTGGCATGGTTAATATTGATACGGGTGAAGAAAAATTATTTTTTTTACTTGACAACGCTGTAGAAAAGAGTTATTATTATGCTATCAATTCAAAAACATTAGAAACAGATGGAAAGCTGCTTCGGAAACTGACAGAAAATATAAACAAGAATATTGGTGATAAAACTACAGCAGCCTTTCAGGTACACGCAACATCCTATGACGCTAATTATGGATATGTTGTCGTAAACACAAACCAAACAGGAAATTAGAATGAACATAGTGAGAAAAATATTGGACCATATTCGTAAAGCGTTTTTATATACAAAAACTCACTGGAAGCGTATCTTGGGGCTACTACTGCTTGTTGGACTAAGTGCTCTTTTTGCTTTAAAAACTTATGAAGCAGGGTTTAGGCTCGGAAAAGCAGTTGGGCACTGCGAGGTGGTATGTTCTGCTATGGGAGGAGAATTCTCCGGCTTTGAGCACGAATCTTACTGCCAATGTGCAATGGGCGGCGGGTACTATTTGAATATTCCGCTTGATCACGAATATTTTTAAAAATATATTTGACAACATAATACGCTTATGTTATATTAGATCTTAGCAAGGTGAGAGATTTATCATCTTGACTTTAGGCAAAAGCCAAAAATAAGGAGAAATAAAAAATGGCAATTGATATTGATAAAATGAAAGCCCGCAAAGCGGCACTTGAAGGAAGAGGTGGTGGAAATCGCGATACGTTCTGGCGTCCACAAGACGGCGAACAATGTATTCGCATCGTTCCTACTGCCGATGGAGACCCCTTCAAGGATTTCTGGTTCCACTATAATGTGGGCAATAATCCTGGGTTTCTTAGTCCGAAGAAGAACTTCGGTGAAGATGATCCACTGAACGACTTTGTTCGGAAGCTTTTTAACGAGGGCACCGAAGATAGTATTAAGATGGCGAAGTCTCTTATGGCTCGTCAAAGATTTTTCTCCCCCGTACTTGTACGAGGTGAAGAAGATAAGGGTGTTCGTATCTGGGGATACGGAAAGATGGTATATGAGCAATTGCTCAACCTCGTTCTGAACCCCGAATACGGAGATATTACCGACACAGAGACAGGAACGGATCTTGTCCTGCACTATGGTAAGCCCCAAGGAGCAAGTTTCCCACAAACGAAACTTACTCCACGTCGTCGTTCCTCTGTGCTGTGTGATGATGCAGTCGGCGGTGATGACCGATGTGCAGAATTGCTTGAGAGCATTCCTGAGTTTGATACGCTTTTTGAGCGTAAAACGCCGGAAGAGGTAGGTGCACTATTAGACTCCTACCTTCTTGGTGAAGAAGGCACCAGCGAGGAGACCACAGATACAACCCCTCCTCCTTCTACCGAAACGGTTTCTTCTGTTGATGCCGCTTTCAACGAACTTATGGGAGCTTAATTCTGTAAACCACAGGGAGGCACAGGTTTATCAGGTGCCTCACACTTTTATCTTTGGAGAATAAATGAGAATGGCGAGAGCTAAAAATACAAAACCGGGTAAATTAAGTTTATCCGACATGAGGGCACTTATAAATAAACGTGCTGGGGTTAATGTAGCCCACAATTTAACCGAAGAGAACCCAACTGAAGTAAAAGAGTGGATTCCAACTGGTTCACGGTGGTTGGGTTCTATTATATGCAGAGGGAAGCTTTCTGGTATTCCTGTGGGAAAAATTGTTGAGATTGCTGGTCTTGAAGCGACCGGCAAGTCCTATATGGCAGCACAGGTTGCCGCAAATGCTCAAAAGATGGGCATTGATGTTATTTATTTTGATTCCGAGTCGGCAATTGATCCTGGTTTTCTTGAGAAAGCAGGATGCGATTTGAGCAGCCTTCTGTATGTTCAGGCTGCTTCTGTTGAGTTTGTTTTGGAAACCATTGAGGATCTCCTTAGCAATAATGACAATCGTATGTTGTTTATTTGGGACTCGCTGGCACTCACACCTGCCATTTCTGATATTGAAGGTGATTTTAACCCTCAATCTTCTATGGCAGTAAAGGCTCGCATTCTCGCGAAAGGTATGTCCAAATTGACTGTTCCTATCGCCAACTCCCAATCAACGTTTTTGGTACTAAACCAGTTAAAATCCAACATTACTCGCTCACCTTCTGAGGCTCTTACAACACCTTATGTCACCCCAGGTGGAAAAGCAATGATTTATGCTTATTCTCTCCGTATTTGGTTGACTGGGCGTAAAGCCAAGGCATCTTTTGTCACGGATGACAAAGGCTTCCGCATCGGTTCGGAGGTTAAGGTAAAATTGGAAAAATCCCGCTTTGGAACTCAGGGGAGGCAGTGTAATTTCCGTATTCTGTGGGGGGATCAGATTGGCATTCAGGATGATGAAAGCCTGTTTGACGCCATCGGCGGCTCTTCCAGCTTGGTTCGTACTGGTGCTTGGTATACGCTCTTGAATTCTTCCGGTGAGGCTCTGGGTTCAAAATTTCAAGCATCTAAATGGAATGACCGTATGAAAGAAGATGAATTCCGAACGAGAGTTTATGAAATTATGGATGAAGAAGTTATTTATAAATTTGACAAACGCGAAGGAAATGCTTCAGATTTTTATGAGGAAGAGATAGATGGATCCGAATAAGGAAAACAGCAAGTCGTGGAAGAGAGTGGGAATATTTAACACTTATGAGGCTGCTTTATCTAAAAAGGAAGAAATTTTATATGAATTTCCCGAACACACGCTCGTCAAAATTAAAAGATATGGGCAAGGACATAACAAGTTCCAAGTAAAGTGTTGGCACCCTGAGCCTGTTAAGCCTACGAAAACCAAAAAAAGGAAGAAAAAATGATTAATGCAATTTTTATTTCAATGCTAACTTGTTTGGCTGGATGTGCTGTGCACGCTCACACGCCGCCACATCCACCACAGCAACGATATCACACTCCCGCCCCTCGTGCCCACGCCCCACATCACAATCAGGCTCCCGTTAGGGTGAAGGCTTGGGTGTGGGTAAAAGCACATCGCGATGCAAGAGGCGTCTACCACCGTGGATATTGGGAGCTTCGTACAATTCCCCGCCATATGGTTAACAGACATCCACACACTCATGTTAGATATGTGAAGGGAAGAGGGAGACCTGCTCCACCTGCTCGTAGATATCGCTAAAAACACTTGACACCCCACTATGATCATGCTATATTGTTCATAGTGGGGCGTTTTTGTATAAACGCCATAATACGGTGAAAAATGAAAAGACTATTAGTTGTTGATGCTCTGAACCTTTTGTTCAGAAATTATATTGTAAACCCAAGCCTGTCCACCAACGGACAGCCTATCGGGGGGCTTAAGGGGTTTCTACAATCGCTTCAAAAGCTCATTCGCGAGACTAAGCCGGATCAAGTTGTAATTTGCTGGGACGGTGAGGGTGGTTCACAAAGGCGGAAATCAAAAAACAAGGGATACAAAGAGGGCAGAAAGCCGATTCGTCTCAATCGCGATATCCGCAACCTTTCAGAGAACGAAGAGGTTGCTAATAAAATCTGGCAACAAACCCGCCTTGTAGAATACCTCAACGAACTGCCGATTATCCAATTGATGCTTCCCGC